GGACATTTTATCGGTCATCCTAACTAAGAAAGATTGTTCTGTAGAACAGATACCCATAGCTTCTGTTCGTTCAAAATTGGCAAAGGGGGTTTCTCCGTCTGCTCCTGCATAATCGTTATTTTTCTGAATCATTATGCTGAGTGCCTCTTGGCAAATAATATTGTGATATTTAAATAATTCTTCTCTATTCATCGGACTCCTTACTCAATCCATTTATTAGTGGTCTCATCGTACTGAAGATTAAAAACAATTTTAAATAGCTTCAGCAGGTATTGTAGACCTAATTGCATACTTTGTAAATCCTCTACAGAAAATCGCGGACAATTTGAAAAAGATAGACGCGGGGTGACCGTATCTAAAGAATCCGTATCCTTAAATATAGGCTCAGGTACTTTAATATAGCCGCTGTAGTACGCCCTGGTATATTTATCCCAATTTTCCTTGGTTTCAAAGGAAAGGTACTGCATTATCCGAGGTACGTAACTATAACCGGGATCACACTGCCCGCCTGTAAAAAATAATTGATAAGATAGGGGAAATACATACCGGTTATTGTGAGTGGCTTGGCTATTCCGGTACCACCCCGATAATGATTTAACTACTAAGGCATTGCCTGGAAGTTCGTCTAGTCGAATTTTGGTGGGCAGTATGTGGTCTGCTTCAAGATATTTTTTTATAGGTGTCGTCCACGTAGAATTGTAAAAATAGACGTCTAGATCGGCACCTACCAGAGCTTGAGTAGACATACCTATTGTCGGAAAGTTTAATGTAGGGTCAGCTATTGTTGTGGTCATAGGATTTTTCTTTATTTTTGGGTTTCATAGTGTATTTCTAGTCCTAATGCTAGGGCTGTAGTATGTTCTGCCCTGGCTCCTTTGCTATGCTCCCACCCAGAAAGCATAAATATATCTGTACACTCTTTACATATAGACATTAGGTCTCGTGCAAGAGCAGTTCGCATATACTCCTGATCTTGTTCATTTGTACAGGGATTAAATTTATGGGGACAAGTATCGGTAGTACCTTCCTGCCTGTCCAACTCAGCCGGATTAATAACCGCCCAACCTTCTTGTTCTAGTTGTAGTGCGTGGTTGTCAAACTGCGGAAAATTATAGTCTGTAATGCCTTTCATAGGCCCTGCAATATAAATTGTAGGTTTTCTAATACTCATCGGATTCTTCTGGGTCTACATCAATACTATTGGCAAAGTTAGAACATATTTCATCTATGTCCGCTGAATAGGCAATTAATAGATCGGTTACACAATCTATTGATACGAGTAGTGAGGGGCGATTATCAGTTGTTCCTCGACACATGTCATCAGCATCATAACTAAATAGTAAAGTAAAATCTTTGGTAATGTTATTCTTTTCTAATATAGTATGTAGATCATCGGTATCCTTTGCCCAGCTAATAGTCACCTTATCTAGATCTACGGATGTACTGGGACGCCATCGTGCAGTTAAACTATTGCCGCTTCCGGGATCATACGCAGGATCGTCCTGCTCGACATTATAGTCAGCTGAGACTTCAAATGTAACATAATCGTTTGTGCTGCTAATCTCTGCATACGCTTCAAATGTTGTTGATACCGTGTGAATTGAGGGTCTTGTCATAGTTTTCCTTCTATCTATAAATCAAGGAGTTAAGGTTATCACCTTATAATAACCCGTTTATGGAGTAGTTTCAGGGTCTATGGTATCGCTTATTTCTTTCTTCTTTTTAGCAGCTTGTCTTACTGCAGTATTTTTAAGAATACGAGCCTTACTATAAAACGGTGTTATGGAGAATAATGCCATAGCTAAGGGTAGTGCTGCGGTTACATCGGAGTAAAAATGGTGCCCTCTACGCATTATCCGTCTTGTTATTGTCAACGTGAATCTTAACATATCCTCTCTGTACGCAGGGGTTCGGAGAACTTGTTGGGCTAACCATAAAGATAATAGACCAATCTGAACACTCTCAGTACACGGATATGACGGGGTATTTGAGGGTCTTACCCCTTCAAAATTATTGACAAGAGGAATAGAGTAGTGTTGGGCTATAGTACCTAAAGACGGCCTATTAAAGTAATGTTGCACCTGTAAAGTAATAGTTTCAGCGTCTTCAGTTAACTTTCTAGCTTCTTCGAAGTCGACAACAGAATATGTGGATTCGGAATATTCTTTAAACAACTCTGGTATATCTATAACGGGATCCTTATAATCAAGAGGTATCACCAGCTTAGAAGGGTCAAAATTATGTAAAAGACGGGCTATATCCGTTACCTCTAAAAAAGTCTCTGCGCTATCGTTTAGGGGCGGAGGAGGAATTATATCTGTAATACCTAATAAAAGATCTACCGATCTATAAGAGGAGACAAGATTAAGGGGTCTGTTAATGATCTTTTTATGGATATCTGAAGGTCCGTCTTCAGAAAATACCATATTACGTAAATCTAAATTTTCAGGTATTTGCACAGCCGTTGAGGGGGTGTTGTTCATAGATAAGAGTATATGTGTCTCTTAAAACCAAGTCAACTGGGTTTTAAGTCTTTAGCCATATTACTGGCACATATAGCTGTAGCTGGATATAGATAGTGGCCGGCTTTCTGTGTAGTTTCGGCAGGCAAAGGAGTTGTAGCTTTTGGGGGGGTGGACAGGGCAGTAGGCGGCTTCCAAGTATCCGCACTTCTTATCAAATCTGTAACACGTTTCGCTCTATTAGGAGTCTGTTTAGCCCATCTAGAGTCAAAGCCGTGATCTGCAACACTGCCCCAATTGATTTTATCCTGATTAAGTGCGTTTACCATATTCTCGAAGCCCATAAAAGATTTAGAACCGAGTTGGTATAACTGATTCTGTATGCCTATCTGTGCTGGCTCTGGCCATTGTGGATAACCAGGAAAAGTCTTCTTTAGAAAAGATTCGTTTTCATCAAAAGCCAAGTTAGCCATAGCTCTAGCGTCTGCCTCTGTAATAGCCTGGCCGCCTGGCCCTATTGTAAATACCTTATCTGGATCGTAATTCTTTGAGGTGAGGTAAGCTATTGCACCAGGAGATAGCCGAGTTGTACCTATGCCAGTCGTAGGTACCTTATCTCCGTGTAGCGGGTCGGGATGAGCATTAAGCCTGATATTGCCGCTTACCTCGTCCATGATTATCTGATCCATAAGCTTTTGTCGACCGGTCTTAGGGGGCGTACTGCCTGCTGGCTGTTCGGGCTGGGGCTGACTGTTGATGGTATCGACACCATCAACAAATCTATTATCATGGTCGAATGCTTTATATTGACTAGGTAAATGTTTATCTGGACCAACATCTGCTGCTGTAAATCCACTTTCAATTAAAGCACGATTATCATATTTATGTCTTGGGTCATCTATATCTGAAGGAGGCAGTCCTTGTGCTTTCCGTATAGAATCGAATTGCTGTTGAAGAGAAGTTGCTGAAGTAGGGGTAGGTTGCGCTACGCCTGGTAAATTTATACTTTGACCTGCATATATTTCATTTGGGTTAGTTATGCCGGGGTTAGCTGTCAGCAGCTGCTGTAGCGTTAGTCCGTTAGTGGCGGCTATCTGAGAAAGGGTATCTCCTCGTTCAACTGTGTAGGGAGTGGGCATACTTATCCTTTAATAATCTCAATAGTATCGGATACATCTACCTCACCTCGGTTAAAGGCTTTAATGACATCTTCTCTAGTCTCAAAAGCTTTTTTAGCCTTTCGTTTAGCTTTAGGAAAGCTGGCTAGATATAGACCTAATAGATACTCGTTCTGAATAAACTTATGTGCTGTAAATGAACTGGCTGTTATTAAATTACGGCTGGGTAGCATTTTATTTAATACATCAGTAATTGCGGCCTGGGATGACGGCACATGTACTCGCATAGTATCTCCGTCAAAATCTGCATTAAACCCTGATACTACAGAAGGAGATATCTTAATAGTATCGCCTGCGGTTAATATAGGTTTAGCTCCCATAAATCCATACTTATGAAGTACCGGAGCTCTGGTAATAATTACTGGTCGTCTGTTCATTTCTTTTATAAGAATATCTCTAGCAACCTTTGTGCGGTCCTTGATATGCCTAACGGCATTAACTGGAGATATGCCACTTTTAATCATATGCTGAATAATATAGGGCTTGTACAAAGACATAGCCATCTTTTCCGGTAGGCCAACATGATCCATGTCTAAAGAAGGATCTGGGGTAATTACCGCATTGCCTGTTCCATCAGTTAATGAAGAGAGTACCTTTTTCTGGAATAAGGATACTTTAGGGTTATTGCCTAAAACATGCTGAAGAATGCCTCTAACTTTTTGTTCCTTTAATTTACCAGATGTGGGATCCCCTAGGCCTACAACTGCTTTAGCTGCGTTATATATATCTAGACGATCTTTACCGTCGTTGTAGTCTTTACCTAATTGCTTTCGCAAATTACCTATATTTTCGTTAAGGTCAAATAGTTCTCTGTACAGATAGTTGGCGTCACTAATTAGTCTGACCTTACCGGAATCTGTAATAGGTCGGAATACGGGGGGTATAACGGGCATACGATCCCACAAAAACTCTACAGGATTTATATTGCGAGTTTTCATGGTCTCCAAAAAGGATAGTTTTTTAATAGCCTTGCTTCGTTTCTGCCCTGTAAATGCTCGCATATCTCGTCTAGCCGCAGATATAGATTCATTTACATTAATAGCCTTTAGGGCCTTCTCAATCCCCTCTATGCCTGTACCCGTCGCTAGTTCTTTATTTTTAGCTATGATGTCCATAAATTGAGGCTTCGTAACATCAAGTAGGCTACGTACTACGTCCTCCATAACAGGATTAACAATCTTGTGGTCTAGTGGGAAATAGGCAAATCGTCTGAAGTTTTCCCCAAATATACGCTCATCAAATAGGCCGCCTGGAACTGCTTTATTGGTTTTCCAATTTATGTCTTTACCAGTGGTAATTTTGTGTGGGGCTAGCTTCTTAATATCACGGTTAGTCATTCCGTATATGTGTATACTACCTCCTGAGCGAGTAACATTAACCCCTGCAGCCTCTAGTTGTGTTACAAACTTTTCCCACACAAAAGGAACTTTTATGGCAGGCACTGGGGTACCTTTTTTAATAGCTCTCCAGTATTCTTCATTCTTTTGACCTCTAATAAGTCTAGCGTCTTTTAGTGCATTTATAGCTCCGTAAGCTAATAAGGCATCGATATCCATCAAACCTAGTTTGGCAGCGCCATCATCTCCGCCCTTTGTAGGAGCTTCATCGGCGCTATAGGAGCCTGTGGAGCGGCCTGATAGTTTACTCTCTGCCTGAATGTGAGAGTTCATAAAATATCTGTTACCTGTAAACACTTCTACATGCCTATTCATTACGGGATCAAATAGCTTTTCAGTATCGGTCATGCCATGCTCAGCTAGTATTTTCTGTGCAAATGCTATATTAGACTCTTCCATAAAAGCAGGAAACTTAATAACTTCACCTTTGCTAGCCGCTACCTTGCCTAGAGCTGCCTCAACAACCTGAATAGGATTAACTCGACTGATTAGGCCTAAAGAACTTAATAATACCTCCATAGGTTGACCGTCTGCATTTGCTGGCATTTCAGCATCGGGAATAATAGCTGCAATTACCCCTTTATCACCAAATCTACCAACTAACTTATCTCCTACCCGCATAGGTCTATATGCTCGTATAGCAACCTGGTATCCTGAGGGTGTCTTAACCACATCTGTAACTAAACCTGGGGTATCCTTCTTCCATATTTGTGCTTTATTAGTAAAGGAAAGTTTTTTCTTTTTACGTAAACCATAGGTGATGGAGTTCTTAGAGCCTACTCCTAATATTACAGGATCTTTCGGATTAAGGATTGTGCCTGTCTTTACCACTCCTGTATCTGAAATAGTTTTTAATTGTTCATCAGTGTACTCTCCTGGGAACAATGATATAAACTTATTTTTATCGGGCACATAATCATCGTCTCGTCCTACACCTTGTAAATATAGGTGTTCGGAGGATAACTTCTTAGAGGCTGTGTTAGATATGATAATACCATCTTCAAATAATACCCCTCCACTATCCTCGTCTCCGTGGGCTAAGTAAGCTACTCGAAGATTTCGTCCAAGTGCTAATGTTCCTCGATCATCAGTAAAATTAGACTTTGCCAGTATTTGGTCAGGTCTTACCTTATCGCCTACGGCCACTAGGGGCGTATTGTGTATGTATGTTTTGCGATTAAAGGGAAAATGATTGTATAAGCCATGTTCAATCTTTTTTCTACCATATTTAACTGTAATGACATCTTTCGCTATCTTAGTTACTGTACCTATTCCCATACCTGTGCGGGCGAAAACAGCTCCTAAAGTCTTTCCTAAGCTCTCATCATATGTTAGTCCTTTTGGACTATCGGGGTTTAAAGCTTGCACCCAGGGCGACTCTGCGGCCTCTAAAGGCAGCGCCTGGGTAAAGAACTTAGAGCCCATAAGTAGTCGTCCCCCTTTTAGGCCTGATATACCGGGCACTAGATTCGAGTTAATATTAAACATACTTTGTGGGCTGGGCAGTTCGTAATCTACTTGAGCCTTAGGCACATACTGTATCTTACCGCTAACCATAGCTCTAACTGGTCCGCCTTCTCGGGCAACTCGATGTAATTCTCCGGGAAATGCTATAATTGAAGCGGCAGCTACAGCGGCCGATACAGGTTTAATCATTCCTGTTTTATTTCTTAGTTTAGTGTATAGCTGCCCATCAGAACCTTTAAGAGCGCCTACGGTCAGTCTTAGGTCAACGCCGGCTTTGCCAGATTCTGGTGTTCGAACCGGGTCTATAAAACCAAAATGGGAGGGTTGGACAGATCTAGTATCGCGGGGAATACCGTGGGCAGAGGCAGATATACCTCCCTCTCCTGTTCGAGTAATCCTAAGGGTTTGATCCATAATCTCAATAGGATTAACTTCTTCAATTGGTGCCCCTAATCCCGACCCTATAAGAACACCATTTATCTGGGAATCAAATGGTCTAGATTTAAAGGCATTTAAATTACTTGCATAAGTTGTTTTAAATAAAGCTGATCTTATTGCCCCTCCTGCGTCTTTTTCAATACGTTCTTTAAAGAAATCTTCAGGACCGTAAAATCGTTGATAAGCAAGGGAGTCTCTATCATCTGCTTCCTC